GAGGTCAAGATAATCAAGGAATTGTTTGAGAAATCTGTGGAAGGTGAGGCTTATGATCTCGAACAGTACGGACAGTACTTCAGACCAGCGGGCGTGGCTTACCAAGGTAAACCACAGACACCTGTCGCGGAAGCACCAGCGACCACGACGGCAACTGCATCTGCATCTGAACCTGCTCCAGCGGTGAGTCAACCAGCACCAGCACCAGCACCACAACCAGAGGCGGCCCCAGCAACGGCGGCACCCGCGGGTGACAGTGCCAAGAGGGCGGAAGACATACTGAAACTGATCAGATCAAGACAAGCGAAATAATCTGACAAATGTTATACGAGATTGATGGGAAACCCGCATTTCGTATAGATCTTTATGATAATACCGTCGCCCATAAATGGAAGAACTTGATTGAATCCATATATGTTGGCGACGGTGAAGACATAGATAGTGTGAGATCTTTTTTTCATCTACGTACACGCGATGAGATCAAGAATATTTTGCTAGATGCTATAGTTAATATCAACAGTTTTTTGAAAAAAGAATTTATAAAAATACCAAAAAAAATAGATTGGGACGATCAAGGATTATACAACACACTGCATATTTCATTTGAAAAACTATCAGGTGATTTTGACAAGCCTACTAAATTTATGAAAATAGCACCCACAAGTATAAAAGAAAATGTTAGGAATTTGAACTATTGTGTACACGCACTCGAGCACGGATCTGACAAGCATACAGCAGACTCGTTGCCTATACAATGGACAAAAAAAAGAGAAGAAACACCCAGAATTAAACTGACGGAACAAGAATATGAACTAATACAATTCCATCAAACAAAAAACGAAGTGTACCTAGCATACAACGAGCTAGGAAAAAGTTATGTAGATTTATGGAAAGATGATTTACCTTTAGAATACACAGCAACAAAGAATAATCATTATATCGGTGCCGATATCATAATAGCGTTTGCTGACAAGGAAAACATATTTCAGCAGGACTTTATCGACTGGTGCAGGGATAATAGCATTGACCCTTTTTTTAAGCAACACGGAATTGGTCTACTACCTATTGGTAAAGTAGAAACAATAGACATAGAACATTTGACAAAAGATAGCAAGGCAAATATAATAATGGAAAGGAATCAAAAATTATGACAAAAGTGTTTGACGCTACAAAATTTAGAAAAAGTATAACAAAGTCCATACAAGGACTGGGCATAGGATTCAGTGACCCGACAGACTGGATATCCACAGGCAACTACGCTCTCAACTATTTGATGACCAGTGATTTCAACAAGGGAATTCCATTGGGTAAGGTGACGGTGCTCGCGGGAGAATCAGGTGCGGGTAAATCATACATAGCATCAGGAAACATAATCAAAAACGCACAGGCACAGGGCATATTCGTGATCCTAATTGACACAGAAAACGCACTCGATGAGACATGGTTGCAGGCACTGGGTGTTGACACGTCAGAAGAAAAACTCCTGAAACTGAGCATGTCAATGGTGGACGACGTGGCAAAGACCATATCCGAATTCATGAAAGGCTATAAGGAGCAACACGCTGACAACAAGGAAGGCGCTCCCAAAGTTCTTTTCGTGATAGACAGTCTGGGAATGATGCTGACTCCAACAGATGTCAATCAATTCGAAGCGGGAGACATGAAAGGCGACCTAGGTCGTAAGCCAAAGGCACTAACGGCACTGGTCAGGAACTGTGTGAACATGTTTGGAAGTTGGAATGTTGGCTTGATTGCCACAAACCACACATACGCGTCACAGGACATGTTTGATCCTGACGACAAGATATCCGGAGGTCAGGGTTTCATCTATGCGAGTTCTATCGTGATAGCGATGAAGAAACTGAAGCTCAAGGAAGACGAGAAAGGCAACAAAATATCAGAGGTAAGGGGTATCAGAGCGGCGTGTAAGGTCATGAAGACCAGATATGCCAAACCATTCGAGGGTGTGCAGGTCAAGATCCCTTACGACACGGGTATGGATCCATACAGTGGATTAGTGGACCTGTTCGAGAAGAAGGGCTTACTGGTACAGACCGGAAACAGGTTGAAATACGTAGACCCGCAGGGCAAGGAACACATAGACTTCAGGAAAGCGTGGACCGGTGATAAATTAGACATGATAATGGCGAACTTCAAAGAAAACACTGATCACAAAATGGAAAGTGTAGAAGAGGCACCAAAGTCAAAATCGAAGAAAACAGAAATTATAGAAGAGGACGACGCAGAATAATGATTGATTTCACACACGAAGACATCGAGCGTTTATGGAACTCCATATCTCACTACGTACCAGAAAGGTCTAAACTGGACGCGGCAATTGATTTCATCAAGAGTCTCGACGACATAGGCATCGAGCACGACGAGATAAAAGCATCTGGTGAGTTTGATCCCAAATTAGAGGAAGCGATCAACACGGTGTTCGAGGAAGAGGAAGACCTAGACGAGTCATACGACGACGGCTACAGCGAGGACTAATGATAAACTGGTACAGTGAAGTAAGCAGGAGCCTGGCAAAGATTCCTGACTGCGTGGCGTACTTTGACCAAGAACTTTTAGAGGCCAGGAAGCAGTGCAAGATATACGGCAACCTAGAACGAGCATCCGCGGCACTTCCGGGGATAGTTGAGGAGAGATTCAGCCAACTGCAACAGTTGGAGGCAATACTGGAATACCTAAACATAGAACTGAGAAGATTGAGATCAAAAACATTCCGGAAATTCCTAGAGAACTACAATCGGGCACTGTCCAGCAGAGACGCAGAGAAGTACGTGGATGGCGAAGATGACGTGGTGGATCTCACAAAGATAGTGAACGACTTCGCACTACTAAGGAACCAATGGCTTGGCATAACCAAAGGTCTGGATCAGAAGCAATGGCAGATAACCAACATCGTCAAACTGAGGGTGGCGGGAATGGAAGATGCCGATATCAAATAGGATCATACTCACAGACGTTGACGGAGTCCTTCTGGAATGGGAGAACCATTTCACAAAATGGATGTTGCAGAAGACATTGTTTGACGAGCAAGGAGTTAGATATCATCCATACAAACTACTACCAGACAAACAGAACACATATGAAATGGCAGAACGTTTTGGGGTCACAAAAGATGAAATCAGAAAACACATAAGAGAGTTCAACAGGAGTGCCTGGATGGGCACACAGAGACCGATGTTGGAATCACAGACGTGGGTAAAATTATTGGCCGCAGAAGGCTGGACGTTCATACCCATAACATCACAGACATCTGACATACCAGCACAACAGTTGCGTAAGAGAAGACTGGGAGAACTGTTTGGCGAGCATATTTTTACAAATTACCATATACTAGGCACGGGTGCTGACAAAGATTCAGCATTAGCGGAGTTTCACAACACCGGGCTGTATTGGGTGGAGGACAAGCCTCACAACGCTGTAGCCGGGCTCAAATACGGTTTAAAGCCCATATTAATCGACCACCCATATAACAGAGACTTCGAACACCCAGACGTCATACGTGTAAATAATTGGCAAGAAATACACAAATTACTATCAGGAAGATCATGAAAGTTTACGTAGGTTGGGATAGCAGAGAAGACATCGCATACCAAGTGTGCGAGCATTCGATCAAACGCAGAGATCAGGAAGCAATAGTTAAACCTCTGAAACAAAACGAGATGAGAGCTCAAGGTATCTACACCAGAGATGTGGATAAACTCGCATCAACAGAATTCACATTCACAAGATTTTTTGTTCCCTATCTTAATAACTTCAAGGGTTGGGCGGTGTTCTGTGATTGTGATTTCGTTTGGAAAGTGCCTGCCAAAGAGCTAGAGAAATACTGTGATGATTCCAAAGCGGTGGTATGTGTGCAACATAACTACACGCCCGAGGACGGATCCGTCAAGATGGACGGGCAACTACAAACTGCCTATCCTAGGAAGAACTGGTCGAGCATGGTGCTATGGAACTGTGCCCATGAAAAGAACAAGATACTGACCCCAGAGTTCTTAAACAAGCAAACACCAAAGTTCCTACACAGGTTTTCATGGCTAGAAGATTCAGAGATAGGTTCACTGCCACACGAGTATAATTGGTTGGTGGGTTGGTACAAAGAGCCCAAAGACGGGGTACCAAAAATACTGCACTACACGGAAGGTGGACCATGGTTCGATGGATACCGAGACTGCGAGTACGCGGATGACTGGAAAAAGGAAGTGATCAATTTATTTTCAGCATAATGAATTGGGAGAAAATAAAACCAAATCATTTCTTTAAGGAGCCTGTAGAACACGTGTATGCTTCTACGTTATACGACATAAAAGATTATGACAAACTGTACGAGAATCAAAACAATTTTACACACACTGTTTGGCAAGATTTCGACAGGAAATACAAAGTGGGTTTCCAATTCCACGACGACATCAGGGAAATAAACACCAACAAAGAGGTAATCTGTTTATGGTTCTTCAAGGAAAGAAACGATCGTAGCGGCGGGGAAGATATTATATTAGCAGGCAAGCACTTGAAGTACTTGCCCAACACCTTCCTGATAACAAAGTCAAAGGATATAAAAGTGTTAGAGAAGCAAGACGAATACTTTCGTAGACCTTTCCTACAGATCGACATAAAAGAAAGTAATTGGTCCAATATATTAGAAAGATTCAATAAAAGATCTTAATGTATCTACATCAGCATTCAAGTGTCTTTCTCTGACCTTGCCCCACACATACTGATCCCTTTGAGCTATATTGAGATTTTGTCTTATCTGTTTACCAGCGTTGTCATTCAAAATCTTTTTTGCTCTAAACTCCACCGTGGGCAAATACAGACATCTATTCAATTTCCTAGCAACCTTCTGCGTGTAAGAATCAACATACCAGTGCCAAAAAAACGGTGGTGCTAGATAACCGAGAGTGTTGGTCCAATTCTTATGCACGGCAAAGTGAGCCGCCGGTAAAGGATCATCACCCCACAACTTAGGTTTATCACTTAAATTTTTATTGCCCTTTTTTCTCCCATCACTAGGAACAACCATTAAAATTTTATCTTGATATCTATCGAACTGATCCATGATAATTTGATCCCAATCCTGTGTTTTTACCTGCACGTCATCACC